GGCTTCACAGAGGAACAGAGTGAGAAGCTTGAGCTTGTTATCCTTAAATCGAAGAAGCTTCCCTTATATCACAGAAGACTCTTCGATCTTTATTATCGCGAAGGGTTATCTATTCAGAAGATCGCTGACTCTTGTAACCTTCCGAAGACAACTATTCAGAGAGAGATCGAGAAACTAAAAACGCAACTAAAAACAGATATAACATGAATACAATTATTTTACTCTTCGGAGTTCCCTCGCTTGTGGTCATTCTTATGCACGAATTGACAGTGTTCGGATATAAGATATATCCCTTAATTGTGAAGCTCCTTCCTTTTAAACCTTTTACCTGTGAGCTCTGTCTGTCCTTTTGGACTTATCTCGGAGTCAAGATCACGCTCGAAGGCTTTAATTATTACACAATATTCGAGAGCTTTATCGCGGGAATGATCGGATATCTACTCTCGAACAAGTTCTTAAAATTCTAAAATGTAATATTATGATAATGAGATTCACGGATCAAGCTAAAGAAGACAAGAAGCTTCAGAAGGAGCTCTTCTCAATTAATGAAGACTTAAAAAAGAACGGACTTCCGAAAACTATCGAAGGACTGAAGAGAATGTACGACGTATATAATATCGTTTATGGACAGAACAAGAAGATAACTAACTGTGTTTACTGTCGGAAGTCTGTCGCTCAGTATATCGATAAAGCTGTTCTTCTTCTTGATATTCAACCGGAGAAGGCGATAAAAACACAGCGGAAGAAGTCAGCTCCTAAGAAGAAAACAACGAAGACGACAAGGACGAAATAATAAAAACGAGACTGTGACTCTTGAATGAAAGCTCACAGCTCCGGATTATCTCTCAGCTCTTTGATCAGGAAAGTCCTAAAATCAGCACATAAAACAGAGGACTCTGAATCTTAGGGCGGGAGTTAATCTGTTCAATTATCAGAATAATATGAAAGAGATCGCTGTAATAACTTGGATCACTGGACTCTTCTTCGTGATCCTCGGAATCGTTCAGGGAGAGATCACAGTTAAACAGAGGACAAACAGAGGAGAGAATGAAGGACAAACAGATAAAAAAACAGACCGATAAAAAAGGGAAGACCGGAAGAGAGATATCGAACCAAAATCTCAAACCTTTCAAGAAGGGACAGAGCGGAAACCCGAACGGACGTCCGAAGAAGTTCGTCAGTCTCCTGAAGGATCAGGGATATAAACTGAGCGAAGTTAACGACGCGATTCAGACTCTCCTCTCAATGAATGAAGAGGAGCTTTCTGAAGTGTTCGAGGATCAGAACGCGACTATCCTCGAGAAGACGATCGCGTCCGCTTTAAGAAGATCGTTCAAGAATGGAAGTCTATATTCACTCGAGACGCTTCTGTCAAGAGTTTACGGATCGCCAAAACAGGAAGTAAAGACAGAGATTCAGATTCAGCCTCCTCTCTTCCCTGATCTCAATAACGATAAAGACAAAAAGATCGGAGAATGAGCTTCGTCAGGACGACAGCGATAAACAAGATCGGACGAATGAGCTCCCGGAAGAAGATTATTCAGGGAGGAACTTCAGCCGGAAAGACTTTCGGAGTTCTCCCGATCCTGATCGATATCGCTCTCAAATATCCGAACAAGGAGATCAGCGTCGTCGCTGAGTCGATCCCTCACTTAAGGAGAGGAGCTCTGAAGGACTTTCTTAAAATAATGAGGTTAACCCTTCGATTCAGAGAGGAAGAGTATAACAAGAGTCTTCTTCGATATGAATTCGCGAATGGTTCGTTTATTGAGTTTTTCTCAGCGAATGAGGAGAGCAAATTGAGAGGAGCTCGAAGGAATATCCTGTATATCAACGAAGCGAATCTGATAACCTTTGACAGTTATTATCAACTCGCGATCAGGACGGACGAGGATATATATCTCGACTTTAACCCGACGCAACCCTTTTGGGTTCACGAAGAAGTCGTTCCTGAAGAGGACTCAGAGATTATCGTTCTTACTTACAGGGATAACGAAGCTCTCTCAGAGACTATCGTTAAGGATATCGAGAAAGCTCGAGAGAAAGCTCGAAAGTCTTCTTATTGGTCGAATTGGTGGAAGGTTTACGGACTCGGACAGATCGGATCGCTTCAGGGAGTCGTCTTCGAAAATTGGTCACAGATCAAGGAAGTCCCAAAGGACGCGAAGCTTCTCGGAGTCGGTCTCGATTTTGGATATACAAACGATCCGACAGGGATAGTCAGTCTGTACTCTTATGACGGAGAGCTTATCGTTGACGAGCTTCTATACAGGACAGGAATGAGGAACAGTGATCTTGCTGACTTCCTGAAGAGATCAACTCCTCCCGGGACTCTTGTGATCGGAGACTCAGCTGAACCGAAGTCGATCGATGAGATATTCGATAAGGGGATAAATATCTTCGGAGCTACAAAAGGAAAGGACTCGATTCAATTCTCTGTTCAGCTCCTTCAGGATTATCGGATCAGAGTGACAGAGAGATCAGTTAACTTAATCAAAGAGCTCCGGGGTTATATTTGGGAGACAGACAGAACAGGGAAGAAGGGACAGCGTCCTGACACTAACTGTCCTGATCACTTGATCGACGCTCTGAGATATATCGCTGTTCGGACTCTGAATCAGAGAGACGTCGATTATTCAATTTATTAATGAGATACAAACGTGATCCGAAGAGCTTTCAGTTATACAGATAAAAGAGAAACAATGACAAAAACCTTAACCGCGATCGGAATCAGCTTAACCGGGTTCTTCGCTCCTCTTACGACAGCTTTTACTGTCGCTATATTTTTAGTCTTCTTAGATACGTTCTCAAAGGTTATCGTCGTCGGGAAGACTCAAGGGATCGGAGCGATCAAAAGTCGGAAGCTATATCGGGTAGTTCCGAAAACTATTTTTTACATGATCTTTATTATTCTGGGTCAACTCTGTCACGATTTTATCGACGTCGAAATTCCTTTTCAGAAGCTTGTCCTTGTCGGGATAATTGGGATCGAAGTCTATTCGATCGATGAAAATTTTGAAGAGTTAACAGGGTTCAGCTTCATTAAGAGAATACTTGAATTCACAAAGAAGATCACTCAGATAAAATCAGACAGACAATGAGATCACTAACAGAAACCCTGAACGATATGATCGAAAAGAACCCGACGACAGAGCTCGGAGTTTTTGTGATGTCGATTAATAATCTTCAGAAGTTCAGGAAGACTCACGGCTTCTCCGGGGAGTTTAAGGGTCACAAGGTCAGAGGAATGAAACAAGCTCCTGACGACAAAATATATTTACTCGGAGAGGAGGATTATCAACAGCTCAACGAAGCTGTAAAGAACCCGATCAAGACGATCAAAAACAAGGACAAAAATGAAACGATTCAAGAAACTACTCAAGCGACTGAAGACGCTTAAAAGGTGGGTTAAGCTCAGAAGCTCGATCCCGAAGAATTGGAATCAGGTAACGATCGAACAATTCATTCAGCTGAACGATCTTCCTCAGACTTCAAACGAAGTCACGAACTTAGTCAATAAGCTGACTGTATTAACAGGACTCACAGCTGAACAGATCAGATCAATGTCAGCTCAAGAGATTCAGAAAATTAATAAGCGACTGAGCTTCTTGTCAGAGCTTCCTAAAGAGAAGGACGTTAAGAGCTTCAGCTTTAAAGGGAAGAATTATAAAAGAGATAAGATCGAATTCTCGACTGTTGCTCAGGTCACTGATCTACTTCAGATGAATCAGGACGAGGAGAACGTCGGAGCGAAGATATTAAACGCGATCGCTGTGATATATTATCGAGACGGAGAGTCTGAATATACAGCTCAGAGATTCAAACAAATGAAGGACGAACTCCTGACTCTTCCCTTCCCTGTCGCTTTAAATTCGTCGGTTTTTTTTTCTCGTGGCTTGAGGAGATTTTTTCCCGACGTTTTAAGGGACTCTTTGAAGAAGCTGACGATTCAACAGACGGAGAACCTGATCCAAGGGATAGAGAACGAATCAGAATCGAACGACTTCGGAAGGTTTTTCAATGGTACGACTTCACTCTCGGACTTGCTTCAGGAGACGTCTTAAAATATGCGGAAGCTTCCCGGATAACATTCGTCGAAGCTTGTATTTATTACGGATATAATAAACAGTATAAAAATGCAATTAACACTGAAGGAACTAACTGACAAGCTTAAAGACTTGCTTCTGACTCACGCTAAGCTCAAGGACGTTAACGTCTGTACTTACGACGATCTTCTGATCAAGGTCAGCGAAAATAAAAACGAATATTTCGGAGCGTTTATAGTTTATGATCTGAGACAGATTCAGCTCCTTGAATGGTCGACAGTTATCCCTTTAACGATTATCTTCGCTGACAAGCTGAGACCGAACCGGGAGAATGAAATATTTATTCATTCAGATACTGTCTCGATCGCTGTCGATTCTGTCAAAATGATTCGAGATTATTGTCGCGATAATGGTCTTGACGGACTTGATCAGGTCACTCTTGATATATGGTCAGAGGACGAATCAGATTCGAGACTCGCGGGATCAAAGATCGACTTCTTAATGAACTTAAATATCGGGGGTTATTGTGACGTCCCGCTTAATTCGTAACAATCAAAAATTAATAAAATGAGAATCTATCAATTAAACAACGTGATTATCTGTGAGAAGCTCACAGAGAAAATAGCTTTTAATCCTTCTATGACTACTTATGACGTTAACACAGAGGAGGGAGTCGTTACTGTCATGGAGCGAACAGATTATAAAAAAATGATCTCAGCTGATATCTCAGATATTCAGGACGGAGACGGGACTTCAATTATCGGAGAGAAAGCGATTCACACTTATATCTCACAGCTTATAAATTTTAAGACGTCCGCGGGAGGAAGCGTCGGACTATTTGCACAGGTCGAAGAAGGAAGAGCTATCACGACAGTCGGAGAGAAGACTCTTCTCGGGACGGGAGTCGGGAGCTTGTCTGTTCCCGCTGATACTTTTCAGATTGGAGACTCTTATCACTTTAAAATCGGAGGAATCTTAACAGCTGACGGAACAGGAGGAACTCCGACAGAGATTAATTTCAAAATCAAGAACGGACTGAACGTTATCGCTGAATCGGGAGCGATTGAATTTAATTCTGTCAGCGGAACAGGGTGGGAGATTGAACTCGATTTTACAATCTCTCAGATCGGATCGAGAGGAGTCTTGTTCACGAATGGAGACTTATCTTATATTGAAGACGGAGCTCAAGAATTATCCGGTTTTGTTTTTGAGTCGAAACTTCCTATCGATACAACAGTCGACAGCGTTCTTGACGTAACAGCTGAATTCGTTACTATCAACACAGGAGACTCAATTCAATCGGTTAACGCTGTATTATATAAAACATATTAATGACAGAGGAGGAGCTTATCGGGAGTCTGAATAAGTGGGGAGCTTCTGTCGTTTCTGATATGGTTTCTTTTTTAGGGACTATCGGGAAGACTAACACAGGAGCTCTCGCTGAATCTCTTCGAGCTGAAGCTCGGAAGGACGGAGAGAATATCGTCCTCGAATTCTTCGGAAATAATTACAGTGAATTCGTTCGTCAAGGAGTTAAGGGATCAGTCAGTTCGCGTAAAGCTCCGAACAGTCCTTTCAGATTCGGATCAGGAACAGGAGAGAAAGGAGGACTTCGTCGATCTATTGACAAGTGGGTTATCACGAAAGGGATCAGCGGAATCAGAGACGAGCGCGGACGCTTTATAAAGAGGAAGAGTCTCGTCTTCCTGATCTCTCGAAAGATTTATCGATTCGGGATCAAACCGACGAATTTTGTCTTCCCGTTCTTCAAACGACAGGACGAGCTTGTCGAACTTATCGGAAAGGAGTTCGCTGATATTGTACTAAATGAATTAAGATCGGCTTTCAATGGTAACAAATAACAATACACTCCCGGAGCTTTATCCGGCTTTTAACAAGAATCTTCTTGAGATTGAATCGTCAAATTTTACAAAGGAGAAACATAACTATATTCTGGACGTTTTAACAGATAGGACTCTTCACGATACAGTCGTTCAGGGAACTCTGTTCGGCTTTACTTATCCGGCTATTTTTGGAGGGATAGGAACGTCAGCGTTAACTCCGGGAGATTATGTCCTTGTCAACGTTATTACAGGAGCTTTTAATTATTCAGGGATATATCGAGTCGTCCTGATCCCTAACGATTCGACTGTGATTATCGAAGCTGATTTTTTAGGGACAATCACAGGAGGAGAAATTGAAGTCTTTAAGATTTTCAGGAATAAGCTTCCCGCGAACCCTGAAGGAAGAGCGATCTTCGACGTCAACGGCTTCAGCGTCGGAAGAGTGACAGAGGACTTCAGTCTGAATAACGTCGGAGCTTTTAACGTCCCGAACTCGTTTGACCGCTTTCAGACTCTGAGCTCTGAGGAGTTTTATCAGAACTTGACGACCGGAGCGATCGTCGATAATAACGGACTGATAAAAGTGACAGACGTTCAAGGAGGGGAGCTCGAGATCGGGGGCTTCGTTAATTATATTAACGACAATCCTTCGACGACGATTTATAACGGGATATTCGAGATAGTCGATATCGAGATTGACGCGTTCGGTCAGACTAACGTCACTCTGAACAGATCGTTCTCTGTTGGAGTTTTATCGACAGGGATATTTATAACGTTCCCGAAGGTCGCTCAGAATTATCGCGATCTTAATCAGATCACTGATCCGAAGCTGATCTTTAACGGAGCTCTTCCTTATCCTGAGATTTTGAACTTTGATCCTGTCGCTTTCGATATGTCTCAATTCGCTTCAGCGGACTTTTTGACGACAGCTCCGACAGTGAACAAGATTAAGCTCAATCAAAGAGCTTACACTCAATTTTATCAGAGCGTTAACACAACAGCGACTCAGTTCCTTGTCACAGTCACAGACGAGAACGGAATCGATCACGAATATATCGTTCAGTTTTCAGCTTCTCCTGATAACTTTATCGGACTCGCTGTCGGGACTTATGATCTTAATCAGCTTGATCCTTCTGACTTTATTCAAGTTTCTCCTCGAGGACTTCCGATAATTCAAGAGTGTGATTTGTCTTACTGTGTTAATTTATACGGAGAGGACAGCTGTGATATTAACGGACTTCAGACGACGAACTTTGCTCACCCTTACCCTTCTGTTTTAAGTCCTTCTTTGTGGACTCAGACGTCTTCTCAGTTTATGAATATCGAAGTTCTTGATCTTGAGATCGGAGGAGTCTCTCAGGTAGTCACTCCGACAGGGAATAACTACAATCAAGCAACAGTAACGGGACAGACGGAAGAAGAAATATATTCGGACGAGATAGCTCTTCAGACGGGTCTAAATATTCAGAGCTCTGGCAGTTACGGATCAGGACTCTCTTCGGGTCATTGGATCGAGGTCGATCAGGATCAAGATTTTAAAATGACAGTCCGACTCAGACTCTTCGGAGCTTCAGTCTTATCCGGATTAAAAGTCGTCGTATTTTATGAATGGGACTCTTCGACTTGTACGGCTACATATAAGCTAACGAACGGAGTAAAGCCTGTGACAGTAGGATTAAATAATCCGAATCAAGTTATATTTACTCAGAACCTGAAGGGGTGGATCGGACTTCAGTCCTTCCCGATTAATCCTCTTCTGATCTCTTCGTCTTTATGCTTTGAGCTTGATTACACTCCTTTTGCTTATCGAGGAATTCGTCTCTTATTTCAGGATAGGCTCGGATCGTTTATCGGGTTTAATATGAACCTGAAGACAATCAGAAAGCTGTCTACTTCTTCGGACGGATATGAAGTCGATCGATATCAGATCGGAGACTTGTCAACTATTTCAAGAGGGTTCAAAACTATTCAGACAAGTTACTCTGAAGCGTGGGACTTAAACTCTGACTTCTTAACAGAAGAGGAAGTTCGATATCTTGAGGAAGCTCTCACAAGTCCGAACGTATTTATTCAGGACGGGGATCAGGTTCTTCCTGTTATAATAGAACCGAAGACAGAGACGATCCCGTCGAAAGAGAACAACGATCTTCGAAGACTCCTGATCACGATCAGAGTCAACGGGACTCAATATTCACAGAGAAATTAATTCTTAATTATGGAGCTAATAACCACAAGAGGACGGGTCGATCTTTATGATGATTTTTCTTATTCGCTCAATTTTAAGACAGCTGACGTAATTAACCTGACAGGAAGGAAGTCTTCCTTCACGAAGACGATAGTCGTTCCGTATACGTCAAATAACGCGATAATTTTTCAAGGTATTGATCAAGCGAATTCTGATAATGTCGGGTTCGATACTCGCGTTCTTCTTCCTTGTTTCCTGTCGCATAATGGACGGATATTAATGAAGGGGAGCTTAACTGTACTTTCTTGGAGCAAATTAAAGGACAGACAAGAGATCGAGCTTCAGATAGTTCAGAAGACGAAGGAGCTTGTCTCAGCTATTAAAGGCGTCACTCTGAATGAGCTTGATTTTTCTTATCTAAATCACGATTATTCGAGAGAGAATATTCTTCTCAGTTACGACGGCTTTAATATTGTTAACGGATCAGTTCAGTCAAAGAACGGATATATATATCCTCTTGTCGATTATGGTAAAGACGACTCTGTTCTTTATACTAACGAATGGAGAGTAGAAGATTTACGTCCTTGTTTGTTCATTAAGGAGATCGTCGATAATATTTTCAGAACAGCGGGTAAAACATATACGTCAAACTTTTTTGACTCTCCTTATTGGAATTCGTTAATACTATTGAACACTCAAAAAGAGATCGATTATACTGACGATCAAAAAGCTCCTTATCAGACAAATGTCACGAACTCGACGACTCAGGAGACAGAATCAGGAACAAGCTTCCCGGCTATTCCGGGGAACGTCGAACAGTTCGACGATATTCGAATCGATACGATCGTGACTGATCCCTCTCTTCAGTGGGATATTTCAAATCCTGACGCTCCGACTGTGACAGCTCAAACTTCAGGTAAATATCAGTTTACACTCAAAACAGATATAACTTTCAGTTATGCTCTGGATATGTTTTTTATTAACCTGAACAGTCTTCCGACTCAACCGAACCCGCGGACAATAATTCAGGGAGCTGTCACTCAATACCTTATTCTAAAAAAGAACGGGACGAATTTTACAAACTTCGCAATCACGAACACCCCGCTCGATACTGTTTTCGGAAGCGGGTCGCTTCAGTTTTTATATCAGGATCAATCAACTCAGTCGGAGACATGGAGCTTTGATATTGATCTTCCAGCGGGAGACGTTTTAAAATTTCAGATTCTTAGAGATGAATATATTGATTCAGGAGTGAGTCCTTACTTATATCCTCGCTTCGTATTGAATAACACTCGGATAACTTCTGAGCTAATAAAGAAGGAAGTCGGAGAAGGAGACGAAATAAACTTTCTGAATTATATCCCTGTCATAAAAGCGGACGAATTTATAGATACAATTTTTAACGCTTTTAATCTGTGGGTTATTGATAATCCTTATCAGGAAGACGATCTAATTATCGAACCGCGGACGAACTTCTTTGATCTTGGTGGGTTCGTAAATTGGAGCGATAAGCTTGACGTCTCTCGAGAGCTTAAGAACTTGTATCTCGCGGACGAACTTCCGAAGAGGTTTATCTATAAATTCGACAAGTCTGAGGACGTACTTTCGAAAAGATATTTCGAAGAAAATCAGGAAGGTTACGCGGACTATATATCAGAAGTTCCTGAGGTCGATCTTAGTCGAGACGATCAAGAGATCAAAACGAAGTTAACTCCCTTGATCGCTCAAGAGAGTGACGGACTTATATATCCTCAGTTTTTCGCTCAGGACGAAGGATCAACAGACAAGAGATCAATTAAAAACTTCTTAAAAATTGGCTTCGTAAATAAACGACAGGGAGCTTACTTCTTAACCGATCAGACGGGTCAGAACGTTCAGAATGAATATATCGTTTGTTCAGAATTCGACGATCCACAAGCTCCGACTTATTCTCTGACTTTTGGAGAACCTGAGACTGATCTTCCTCAAACGTCTCCGGCTTATTGGAACTTATTCAGACTCTTTCACAAATTAACAGAAGAAGAGAAGACAAGAAAGGGAGCGAAGATCGTAGAAGCTTTTATTTATCTGAACGAGAACGATATTAATCAGCTTGATCTCAGAAGAGTGATCTTCATTAATCAGGTTTATTATCGACTCGTTTCAATTGATAATTATGATCCGACGACGAGCTCTCCGACAAAGGTTAAGCTTCTTCAGATCGATGTTGTTAAATATGACTTTACTTCGAACGATATAATCTACAAACAGAATCAAGGCTTTATAAAATTGCTTTCAAATAATAAGGATCAAGCGATTCAAACAAACAAGAATAAATATGTCACAGTTTAGACTGATTAAAATAAATGAGCTCGAGGAAGAAATCTCAGCGGGAGCGAATTATTATCTCGCTGTCGACGTTCCTGATCCTCTGAGTCCGACAGGTTACACGACAAAAAAGATCGCTCTGTCCGTTTTAAATTCAAGAGCTTTACAGTCTTTATATGAAGTCTTAACTGTCGGGAATGAAACGAGCGGGAATTCTTTAACGATATCGGACGGAGACTCTCTCGATCTTGAGAAGGGTTTATTTAAGGCTTCTCTTCTTCCTTCTTCTTCTTTGGGAGCTGATATCAATATAGAAAGTCCTCGAGAGTCCGGGACGCTTTCTCTTGAACTTGAGACAGCGTGGAAGTCTATCCCGGTTTATAACGGCTCTTATGGTTTAGCGGATACAGGATCAGTCGAATATCGTCCGAAGATAAAGATTCAGAACAGGACTGTCTTCGTTAATGGGTGGTATTTAATACCTATGACGACAGGAGCGGGACTCCTTCCTTTAGATAGTAACGGAGTCGGATATCCTTTAAACTTTTACAGTGATGTTTATCAGGGATCAGGAGACGGACTCGAAGTAACGACAAGAGATCAGTTAATAACGTGGTCTCCGATCCTTCCGGCTGTACTCAGACCCTCTGAGACTTGGGTCTTCGCAAATAACAGAATAATTAATAGGACAGTTAACTTAAACGGGAGGACTCGTCTTAACGCTATTATTCAACAGGGAGCTATCTTATCAGACGGACGAATGATAATAAACTCAGTCGAAGCTTCAGAGAGGAACGGACTGACGACTTCAGCGTTCACGAAATCAAGTCAGATCAGGAAGATCGTCGATATCTTTAAGAATGGGGACGATATGGAAGAGTTCGATCTTTGGAGAAACTCTCACAGCGGAGGGTTCGTGACAGATAACAGAGTTTATCAAGATACGGGTGTTAATTGGAATTTTGATCACGATTCAACGAAGGCGAATAATCTCGGAGGGTATTTAATCAGAACTGACTTCTCTTATCCCTTATCTGAATTGAGCTCACTTAATCAGATCGAATCAGCGTTTAATTCACTTTAAAAAATTTATATATGATCACAACTATCGAGGAACAAAAATTTTATTCAGGTACAGAGCAAAAAATCGGCTTCCTTTACGCTGAAATTAATTCTTACTTGTTTAGTGAGAACGATAATATTATTCAAGTTCAAAGAGTTATCGGGGAGAAAAAATCAAAATATGACGACGTTCTTCAGGATAATATCGAAACTTTTGAACCTTTGTCTGTTAGTGTTATTAATTACACTGATCAAGAATTCAAGGAGTTAATCGAATCGACAAGAACAGACTTCAATTCTCCTGTGACGAATTTACTTCTTCAGGAGTTCGCGAAGCTTTCAGATAATCTGATCCTGAAAGATATCGAGCTTAATCCGAAAAATTATTTCGGGATAACTGTCGAAAATTGGACTAGCTCTAAAGCTGTACCTAGTAAATAAAACAACGAATTAAACTCCCGGAGACGTGGCTGAACAGGTAAATATTAAAGTATTAATTGACGCGACAAAAAGCTCGAAGACTTTACAAGAGCTCGAGAACAATGTCGAGAACTTGAACGACGCTCTCAACGAAGTTCCTGAAGGGTCTCAGGCTTTTGATCAATTAACGGAAGCGATCGAAGACAGTTCAGATCAGGCTCTTGAACTGGCTGTTAATATTGATAAATCGAAGGCGACTATCGGAGAACTCGAACGATCGATCGAAGTATTATCAGAAGAGCTCAAGGGAGTCGAAAGAGGATCAAACGAATTCGGTCGTCTCAGCTCTGAACTTATTGAAGCGAATCGTCAGCTTAAGAACGTTGAGTTAAGTCTCGAGGCTCTCGATACTGAACAGGTCGCTTCTGAACTTGGATCAGTGACAGGAGCTGTCGGAGACGTGACAGCTTCCTTCATTCTTCTCGGAGGGGAAGGGAATGAAACACTTGAAGAGATCGGTCGAAATTTAGAGATCGCGATCGGATTAAGTACGGGAGTTAAGGGAGCGATCGAAGGAATTCAGTCCGGGATTAAATTATACAAGAATCTCGGAGATCAGATCAAACAGTCGAACGTATTTATAAAACTCGCGACAGTTTCTCAGTCCGCGTGGAATGTAGTTCAGGGAGTTTTCTCAAAGGTCGTCGGAGGATCGACGAAAGCTGTCAACGGCTTTAAGGTCGCTCTGATCTCGACAGGAATCGGAGCTTTAATAGTTTTGATCGGGACGCTTGTCGCTCAGTGGGAAAATATCACGAAGGCTTTAAGCTTTACGACTGACGCTCAGAATCGTCAGAACGAAGTTAGCTCTCAAGCTATTGAGAAAGCGGGAGAAGAGCTCTCAGCAATTGACAAGCTTCAGAAAGCTATTCAGTCCGGGAACTTATCGAGAGAGCAACAGATCGACGCTGTCAAAGATTTACAGGAACAATATCCGGACTTACTTCAGAATATTGACGCTGAAAAAATAACTCGGGAGGAGCTTAACGAAGCTCTCCGTCTTAACGCTGAATTGATAGAACTTAAAGCTCAAGCTGATGCGATCGCGGAGCTCAGAGCTGAATCTTACAAACAGATACTTCAAGAACAAGCTGACGCTCAAACAGGAGCGAATGTCGGAATCATTGACTATATACAATCGTTAGGGACAGGAGTCGAGGCTCAAGATTTAGCTAACTTCAAAACAAAAGAAAGGATTCAAGGCTTAAAAGATGAAACTAAAGCCTACGACGAACTCGACAGGGGAATTCAGGACTCAATTAATTCTCTTGAGGTCAAGCTCGGAGTCGATCGAGAAGCTGAAGAAGCAAGGAAGAAAGAGGAAGAGGATCAGAAAAAAGCTGAAGCTGAAGCGAAGAAGCGACAAGCTGAAGCTAAGAGGAGAGCGGAAGAAAAGAAGCGACAAGCTGAAGAACAGAGGAAAGCTGAGGAGAAGAGACTCAGCGATCTCGCTATTCTCGAAGAAGAATTTTTTCAGAAGTCACTCGCGACAGACGAAGAGAGAGAAGCTCGTCGATTAACACTCGCGTTCGAAGCTCAGAGAAAAAGAATCGAGTCTCTTGTTAAAGACGACGAAAAACTGAAGACGCTTCTTAAACAGAATGAAGAGTTTTTTCAAAAGGACTTACAAGCTATCGAGGACAAATATTCTAAAATTGACGAAGACAAAAGGAGAGAGCTAAATAATAAAAAGATTCAGAGCTCGAGAAACGTCGCGATAATTGAGGAACAGATCAGACTTGAAAGCTTAACCGATCAGGAGAGAGCGGGAGAGGAGGGTCTTAAAATACTTAACAAGATCAATGATCTAAAAATCGAACAGCTCCGGGAGAACAGAGATATCGAACTTCAGAACACTGAGTTAACAGCTGAGGAACGTCTTGAGATCGAGAAAAAATATCTACTTGAAGAAGAGAAGATTAATAATGAATCACGAAGAAGAGAAGCGGAAGCGGACGCTGAAGCGAATAAATCAAAAGCTGAACGGAGGAAAGCTCTTAAAGATGAACTGATCTCCCTCGCTTTTGATACAGCTCAGGCAGTTTCAGATTTAGCTTTCGAGATAGCTGAACAGGAGGCTCAGAGAGAGTCTGAAATGAGACTCGAAAATCTTGACAATACTTTCAACGCTGAACAAGATCGACTTAATCAGAAGGTTGAAGACGGGTTAATAACTCAAGCGGAAGCGGATCGACAGTCCGCGGAACTCGAGAAGAAGAAGAACGCGGAAGCTCTCAAGGAACAGAAGAGACTCTTCACAGAACAGAAGAAGAGACAGAAGACTCAAGCTGTTATTAATGGAGCTTTAGCCTTCACGAATGCACTGGCGACGACTCAGCCACTAGTACCGGCGGGTCTTATTGCGGGAGCGGGAGTCTTGATCTCGACAGGGGTTCAGATCGCGAAGATCGAGAGTCAGAAGTTCGCGAAGGGTGGAATCTTATCAGGGAAGAGTCACGCTCAGGGAGGAATAAAAACTCCATTCGGAGAACTCGAAGGAGGGGAGGCTGTTATAAATAAGAGATCGACAAACATGTTCAAGGGAACGCTTTCAAGAATTAATGAAGCGGGGGGAGGAGTTCGCTTCGCTTCGGGTGGAATTTTAGGACAAGGAACTTCTCAGGGGACGACTCAGGAAGGGACTGATCTCGGAGGAATTTTAACAACTTTAAACGACAGATTATCACAACCGATCAGATCGTTCGTCGTCGAGAGTGATGTCTCAGAGACTCAAAATCGAGTCTCAAGACTTGAAAAGAACGCGGACTTATAAACTGATTTTTATCAGCTTTTTAACCTTAAATAGATTGACGAGATTTTAATCAGTTATTGATTAAAAAATATCAATTTTACGTTTAATGAACTTTCTTTAAATTTTAATATATAGACAAGCGGGATCAGGAGAAAGTCTCTCAGATCGCTTAAAAATAAAAAATAGGCGATTTGCATAATTCAAAAATTTTATTAAGGAAAATCTCAAAAATCAAATTTTTAAATTTTACTACATTTTTAAAATTTATCGCTTTTTGTGTTCGATTATAACCTTTACAGCTTTAGTAAATATGGAAACTTTGAACGGTCTTCCCGTCCTCAGAATTACGATCGACGAAGCTCGATCAGATCACGGAGTCGATAAGATATCTCTTGTCGATCTTCCCGCTATTGAGGAGAATTTTTTGACTTTCTCTAAAGAAGAAAATCAGGTTCTTGAGGAGACGTTCAAGTTTTTGAGTGACGAACAGATGAAACTCGCGGGAGCTTTTTTAATCCCTGATAAACCTATTTTAAGACGTGACCCGAAGACGAATCAGGAGTTTTACGTCGTGTTCCCGGAGGAAGTTATCAGAGAGATCGCTGATCGATTTAATCAGAACCTTTACGGGAATAGCTTTAACGAACAACATGAGACAGACGTGAAGGACGTCTTCGTCTCTGAGAATTGGATTATCGAGGACAGCCAAAAAGATAAAAGCTCTTTTAAATTTGGTTTCAGTTATCCGGTCGGAACTTGGTTCGGGATCGTAAAAGTTAATAACTCTGATCTGTGGGATAACAAGATCAAGACAGGGGAGCTCAGAGGGTTCTCTGTTGAACTTCTCGCTGGTCTTAAGTTCGCGATCGACTCGAAGCTGATCGAAGATCACGCTCTTAAGGTTATGGAAGAAGAGCAAGGACTCGGGGAAGAACTTCCGAAGGGAGCGATCCTGATCAGTGAGTCTGATATCTCAGATAATGAGAACGATTTTAATCTTGACGAAGTTGATCTTGAACAACTTGAGAAAGATCACGGACTCGAGTTCAGAGTCACAGCTGATCCTCAAGCGAACAGCTCTCTCGATCGACTTAAGATCGGGAAGGACGGGACTCCTGTCGGTCAGTGGTTAGTCCGTTATAAGTACGACGGAGTTCGAGACGATAAAAATCGTTCATTCTGTGCTCGAGTTTTAGACTATCAGCTGAGAACAGGAAGAGTCTTCAGGAAAGAGGACGTCGATCAAATGTCATTCAGGGGAGAGAACAGGGAGTTCGGGATATATTCGATCTTTACTTATAAGGGTTCATATGGCTGTCGTCACAAGTGGAAGAGATTGATCTTCTTCGTTGACTTCGAAGACAAAGAGACAAGAGCTGTCGGGAACGTTCCCGGAGTGACTTCCTCAATTAACGATTCTGAAGCAAGGAAGAAGAACGCTAAACCGACAAGAAGTAACTTATCAAAAACAGATAACAAAATGAGTGAATTGAAAACTAAATTCGAGACGATCGAAGAGCTTACTCCTGAACAGAGAGTTCTCGACGCTCAAGTCGACAACGAAGACGGGACTTATACTGTCGAGGGAGTGACTTATCAGGTTACTGAGGGAAGAATCACAGAGATAATGGAGGAGACTCCTGAAGCTCCTGAGACTCCTGAAGCTACTGAGACTCCTGAGACTCCTGAAGCTCCTGATTCTGACGAATGGAAAATGGAAGTAATGAATAAGATCGCTGAGCTTGAGGCAAAAATCGAGCAAATTATGAACGCGATGAACGGAACAGACTCAACGTCTTCGGAACAATTTTCGAAGGTAGAACTTGAGGAAGTTCTTTCGAAGTTTATGAGCGAACTTAAACCCGCTGAGAACAAAAACGATCAGAAGTCTGATCCTTCTTCAAAGGAGAAGACAGCGGACAAGGTCGAGAGTGTGATCGTCACGCTTTCAAAAATGAGAAGTAAAAAGTAACAAATAACAAACAGATAAAAACCTTAAAAAAATGGGAATTGTTATCACTAAACCGGAATACAGAGGAACAGAATTAACTGAATTCTATACAAGAGCGTTTTACAAGAAGAACGCTGTTGATCGCTTCACGATCTTACCGGGGGTCAAAGATAAATTTGGGGCGAATTTTTTAAATTTTGACGGAACAGTTCTCGGAGCTGACGGCTGTGAATTTAATCCGAACGTTAACGTCGCGTTGACTGAGAAAAATTTGAATGTAGATACTTACTCGATAGATTTTGAGGAGTGTGTTTCAACTTTCGAACAGTCTTATCTCGCTGACGAATTAAGAGCGGGAGCTAATAACGTTGACTTTCCGGCTTCTTTTGAGGAGTGGTTGATGAGTAAACTTCCTGAAGCTATCGCTGACGAGCTTGAGCGTAAAGCTTTTACAGAATTATCGACTGAGTTAGCGGGAGACTTGAACGCTGTCGCTGTGACTATCGATCCGATCACGACAACGAACGCGATCGACGAAATCGGGAAAGTTTATGAAGGAATCCCGGGAGAACTTTTCGGCGATCCTGAACTTGTAATTATGATGAACGTGAACACTTGGAAGAAATATCTTCAGAGCGCTTTCGATACTTCAGTTCCTCAGTTAATCACTGACGGGATCACAATGACTTATCTTGGTGTTCAGCTTGTTCCCGCTCCTGTTTATAACCTTGCAAAAGGTGGCGGACTTCAAGACAATGTACTTATCGCGGGTAAACTTTCAAACTTTATCAGAGCGACTGACTTACTTTCTGACGACGCGGAGCTTAACATGATCGATCTTCGTCAAACGACAGGAGACAAAAAGATCAGAGTAACAGGACGTCTGAAATTTAAATGTACTTACGCGATCTCTGAGGAGGTTGTTTATGCTACAACAGCTCCTTAATAATTAACTGAAGAGAGTCCTTCGGGACTCTTCTTCTTATTTACAAACAGCTCAAAAAATTATAAGATATGGCTTGTGTATGTGCTAACTTATTGACAGAGGGGATCGACGTTCTTTGCGAAAATAACGCGGGAGGGGTTCTCGATATTCTTGTCGCTGATAAATGTCAGATCGCTGATTATACTGAATCTTCTCCGGGAGTCGTTGACTCTATAACTATGGAGACAGGAGCTCAGTTCTATCGAATCGAGACGCAAAGATTAACAGCTTCCTTCGAAGAGAATGAGACTAACAACTTTGACAACGGATCAAAGTTCTTTGATCACATTTTGAATATTGTTGTCGCTCGTCGTGACGTCGCTCGTCGGAACGCGATCGCTGGACTCGGAGCGGGGCAGAAAGATTTAGTTTTCTTGGTTAAAGATTCAAACTCAACTTGGTGGGAAATGGGTCTTGAGGAAGGGATTAAGCTTCTTACTTCGACAGGAGGATCAGGAACTAAAAAAGAAGATTTGAACGGATATACAATTCAGTTCACAGGACAGTCTTCTGACTTAATGTCGACAGTCGATTCAGGAATTATCGACGCTCTTCTTACTCCCGCTCCTTAATTGGATCAGGAATAAGATTAAACAATGAACAGAACGGACTCCCGCTCAGGTGGGAGTCCTTTTATACAAGGATAAAAAATGATTCACGCTCAAGAAGGGAATAACACTCTGTTTGTTTACTCAACGAACGAAGCTCTCACGGACTTCGAGATTACGCTTCAGGGAAAGGAGATCAGAGAAAGAGTCGAAGAGACTTATCCTCTGACTATTATCGATTTTAATAACTCTTTTTTTGAGCTTCAGCTCGAGCTTCCTGTTCTTAATTCTGTTGAGTGGTCTTATCAGATAACTTCAGGAGCTGAAATAATTGACTCAGGACTTTTAAGATATGGCTCTTAGAGATTTATTCAGGTTCACAGCTTCCGAACCTATCAAAGAAGAAACGAAGGACGAGATCGGAAACTTCTCCGTCCCTCGAGGAAGTTATCACGACAGCTCTGAGCTCGATATTAAAGAGAACAAGTCTGATCACATTTATAATTTCGGACGATTGAACGACTTCCCTCGGAAGCTTGTCGACTTATACGATACCTCTCCGACGAATCAGGCGATCGTCAACAGAACAGCCTTAATGATCGCGGGAGGAGATATCGAGATTGAGGGAGAGGGAAGCGTCTTCGATATGGTTCACGCGATCTCACTGAAGAACTTCGCGAACTCAAGACAGAACTTATATCAGGTTTTATATCAGATCGCTTTTGATCTTAAGCTTCACGGACGTTACGGAATTGAATGTATATGGAACGAAGATCACTCGAAAATCGTTCAAATAAAGAGAGTCGACGCTGAAGGGATCAGAGTCGGATTAATGGAGAACGGAGAAGTAACTTCTTATTATTGGTCTGAGGATTGGAAGGACAAGAAAGCGAAGCGGGTTAAATACGCTCCCTTCGATAAATACGGAGAAGAGTCCCGTCAGCTTCTTTACTTTCAGTTAATCCGATCAGGTCACGAAGTTTACGGACTTCCTGATTATTACGCTTCTTTGAAGTGGATCGATCTTGAGTCTCAGATCGGAGCTCATTATCTTGATTCAGCTCTTAACGGGTTCAGTCCGAAGCTCTCAGTCGTCTTCCCGGCTAAACCTGAAAGCGAAGAGATCGAAGATCGCATAATGAAGAGACTGAACGAAAAATACACTGGCTCACTCGGGAAGAAAGTTATCGGAATATTCGCTCCTCGTCCTGAGCTTAAACCTGAATTTAATCCGATCAACGTCGAGAACCTTGACAAACAATATCAAGTAATTGACGAACAGACTCAGAACAAAATCTTAACGGGTCACGGAGTCGTTTCTCCGATGTTATTCGGGATCAAGACTCCGGGTCAGCTCGGAGGGTCTCAGGAACTCGAGACAGCTTTCTCGATCTATCAGTCGACAGTCGTCTCTCCTTATCAGGATATTATCGAGAGAAGTCTTAACTCAATACTCGAAGCTTCAGGATCGTCTCTGAGATTCTCTCTCTCTGAGTTCGAGATAATTAATAAGAACGTCGAAGTCGAAGGAGAACAGGGATCGAAGGTCGCGGAAGCTCTCAATAAGATGTCTCCTCTTGTCGCTTCGAAGGTTCTCGATAATTTGACTCAGAATGAGATCAGAGCTCTCGGAGGATTGGAAGGAATCGAAGGAGGTGATCTGACGAAGTCTCAACAGGAACAACAGTCTCAAGAATTTAAAAAGAGCAAAGAATGAACTTGATAATTAACTCCCAATATTTTGAAGATAACACTGTTATCGATACAGATTTCAGCGTTGAGAAGTCTTATATTCATTTGATCGAAGCTCACGAAATTCAAGTTTTTGAACTTCTCGGGAAGGAATTATTTGACCGGGTTCAGACGATACTCAGCGGAACTCCCGCGGGTCTCGAGCTTGATCTTATTAACTTACTTAAACCCTTCACTGTTAAGGCTACTGAGATAAATTTGATCCCGTTCCTGAACTCTCCTGTCACAGCAAAAGGAACTCAGGACAGAACAGGGAACTTCACTCAGTCCGCTAACGATACGAACACAGGACTCACGCTTGACGCTGTGAGATCACGTCTCGAGACTTACGCTCAGAAGGTCAGAAACTTCCTCGACGATAACAGAACAGAGTTCCCGGAGTGGAAACACTGTCATGAAGGAGGTCAGAACTTTTACAGCTGTATTCACGGAGTTTAAATCAAAAATTTAATAATATGAACGGAAAGGATATCGTAACGATCGCGAAGAGCTTCGTCGGTCAAAAAGAAATCGACGGGAACAAGGGGTTCGAAAACCCTCGATTCTTGTCAATTATGGAGTCGGTAGGTTGGCAAGTCTCACAGGCTTGGTGTTCTTATTTTGGGGAAGCTGTTTGGACGCTTTCAGCGAAAGGAGATCAGAAACTTCTGAAGACTCTTGATAAGCTTTTCAGTGGATCAGCTGTCAGGACTCTTAAGAACTTTGAAGACTCGGGGATCAGAAGATCGTCGAAGGCTGTTCCGGGAGCTCTTGTGATTTGGCAACTTAAGAGAAAGGGTCAAAAAGATTGGAGAGGTCACGTCGGAATAGTTATCGAAGTTCATAAGGATCACTTCGTCACAGTGGAAGGAAACACGAACGCGGAAGGATCAAGAGAGGGAGGAGTCGTCGCTGTGAGAAAGCGTCGTTATTCGTTTGATGTTTACAACGGTCTTGAGCTTCAGGGGTTTATTAACCCGATCGATTCAGATCAGGATCAGGACGGGATCGTTCTCCCTTTTAATTCGAAAAAAGAAGGGAACAAGTTTCGAAGGTGGGTTAACGATAATTATCCGGATATCGCGAAGGAGATCGATCTCGACAGATCAGGGAGTTATAATAATTCATACATAAGAGAAGCTTATGAACGACTTCACGAACTTTATAAGGGATAACATTAAAGGGATCGCGATCGCTTATATCGTCGCGTCCTTTTTCGTGATCGGGATATTAATAAGACGGATCACTTCTCACGAATGTCAGAGAACTATAATCGAGATTAATGAAGAAACAAAACAGAAACTTAAACAGATCGACGACGCTGAGACTCGTCACGATATTGATTCTCTCCTTCGGGAGCTTTACGGCTTCGAGTCAGTCGACTGATTCGACTCTTTGCTTCACTCCTGATCAGGTTAAGACTTTCTTAAGAACAAAGGTCGAGCTTGATCAGTGTCTTGAATCGAACGAGGTTCTTCTCACTCAGATCAGTCAGCTCGAAGATCAGACTTTCGAGCTTCAGGATCAGAACAAGGAGATCACGGAGAAGAATATTAAACTCAAAAAACAGAGAAACCGATCCCGG